TAGAATATCTCCGCAGTCTGTGGTCTTGCTATGTACTCTAAGAAAAACTCGTTGCTAGGCGCATCCTCCATATTGAATTTAGTGAGTCCATGTAATGCTCCATTAGAACCTCCACCTCCTACTACTCCTGAGATGTCGTAAGAATCACATCCGAATGCGCCTATATGTTCATGGGCAGGATGCTTTACGCCATTACGTTCTCTGTACTTATTCTGAAGTTCTTTCTTTGGAGTCCATGAGATTTTAAATCTACCTGCCTTGTCAGGAGAGAAGACTACCTCTGTATCTTTTATTCCGTTCTTCCACCTAAAGCTACCTCTTGTTACATGACGTTCTATCATAAGACCATCATTGTAATCTATCTGATGATATATACGAGTCAAATTAAATATAGACTGCTTGCTCTCATCTCTAAATGCATGGGATTCAGTTCTAGGAAACTGCCTGTAAAATTCATTTAAGGCACTAGCATCCGACTTAAGTGACTCAACCTCTGCCTCCCAATAGTCAATAGCTCCTTTATGTATACTCTCATTATCAATACCAAGTACCGGAGACTCGGGAGTTCTAAAAACAGGCATACCGTATCTATCAATAAAACCTTCCATATTCCATTCCATCGGGATAAATAATGAATACATACCGCTTTTAGTCTGACCATTCTTATTTCTTTTTACTACATCAGAGTCGTAGTATAAACTCTTAAAGTTGTCTCCACCCTTTGATAAAGCATTTGACGTTGACCCCATCATACACTTTCCTATAATCTTACTACCCAAACGCAAACAAGTCTTAGTAACTCTCCAATTGTTTAAAATATTGTTAGGCTTAATCCACTTACCTGATTCGTCATGTACCAATAAAAGCAACTTCTCGCCATCATAGGAGTTGTCATCTGTGTTCTTCCAATCTATAGTAGTATCTAAGCCCTCAAGTTCCTCCTTCTCTATGTCATACATATTCTTTTTAGTAATCTTAGATGCAGGTATCCTAAAAGCTAATTCTGTTTTAGGTTTATCCATACCATCCATAATTGGCTTAAAGAAAAAAGGCAGCCTACTATTGATAGGAACAACCTTATCCGTAAACATCTTCTTTGAATCAGAACCTGTCTTTGATAAAATTCCTATCCTAGCATTCTTTGCTGATGTCCCTATGTTGACACACTCTGATGAACTCATAAAAGAAAATCCTGAACGTCTTATCTTTACGTAATCCATTCCAAAGCATCTATTGTCAGCCTTACAAGCCTCCCAAAATATATACAGTAATCTATTTGCCTCTCTGAAATCAGGGTATCCAACGTCAATACTAGTCCATTGAAGATACATATAATGTCCTCCCGTTATGTAGGTAGGCGTTCCATTATTCATGAACCAATACCCATCCTCCCTCATATCAAATTCACGTTCGATATAATCTACATATTTGTTTTTAAAATCTGATGTCATATCATTCCATTGAAATATGGAATTAATTTTAGACAAGCTAACCGGAATCTGTGTTCGCTCCCAATACTGATTATGCTTTTTAGTATCCCTCTTAAAGCATGATTTGTTTTCTAATGGAAGACCAATTTTTAGATGCTGAATCTCATAAACCTCACCTAGAGTTCCATCCTTAGATATGATTACTAGGTCGTATTTAGAGTCGTAGCCGTACTTCCAAGACTTTGCTTTGTTTTTTGTAGACAAAACACTTTTCGGAATGTATCCTTCTACTATCCTGTGTAGCTTATTTTTGTGCTCTTCTTTCAGCAAATCCTTGTCTAGTGTCTATTTTATTATTTGATTCATTCTTTAAAGACTCAATAACTTCAGCCTCTGAATCAATCCTGCTTAGAATTTCAAAAGCATCAAAGATAGCTAACTTCTTTGTAGCAGCAGCATTTTTTAATTTATCAGCAGATAAGTCATCCTCGTCATCCTGCTTTATAATATCCTCCTTGGCTACTTTTATAAGTTGCTCTACAGCCCTGTATCCGGCTGCTATTATTTTTAATTTTAATTCCTTTGAGTCCATGCTATAAGGCTAAAGTAATCTGATGGTCAAAAATCCTGTACATCTTTTCCCCGTCTACCTCAAACTCATATTCGCTATCAGGACTAAATGAAACCTGTGCTCCCTCATGTATGCCTTGACTAGTCAAGTAGTCATTTGAATACCGCATCTTACCCATTAATGGTTCGTGCGTTGGCTTGTGTAGGTAGCATTCTTCTGATGGAATAGGAGACACAAAACAATACCTGTCATATGCATTCCACTTCTCTCCATCGTTATACATAAAGAACTGTTGGTCATCAATAAAGAACAAATCATCTTTAAAAAAGCTCTTTCCGCTTTTACGCCTACCCCTCATGTCATTATAATACTTAAAGACATTATGGTGTACAAGCAATGTATAGCCAATCTTTATAGGGCCGGTATATCCAATTGGTAACTCGACTACTTCTGCAATACGATTGGAGAACTTATGCTCTTCTTCTGATGTGTTTGTAGTAAACTCTACACCACCCCAATCAACTACATTATTATATCGTGTCCCCTTCTCAGGACGGGCAATAAAATAAAATGGTGATTTCATATTTTAATTAAGAGCCACAACCAATGCAATCTATATGCGTATCCGTTGGCTTGACTCCATTTAATTTCATTTCAATATTGTGAATTTCATCGGCAAAATCCATTTGCTCCATAAAATTATCTGTATTAGATTTATTCTCTTTTAAGACCTTGACTTTATTCTCAAGGTCATTACGCTCTTGTAATGTCATACTAAAAGTTTATGTTGTACTCAACAGAAACAGGCATCGTATAAGAAAATGATTTCCACATCATAACCTCATCATCCTTTTCTATCCAAATCTTAAACTCGTTATCTGCTTCTTGTATAAGATGAATAGTATAACTACCATTAAGAACAGACTGCCCAACAATATAATGCATTGCTGATTTATAATCAGAACCTACGGATATTTTCCTAATATCCATTATACTTTATGTATATATATAGCGGCTGAAGGAACTACACCCATACCTGTCGTTCCTGTTGATTTAGATACCAAACCTGATTGCATAGAATTTGAACCTGATGCAGTATATACACTAGCTGCTTGGTAAACTTTTAATGTATTACCTACAGCCACAGTCTGTAAGAACTGTATAGATAATGTTTGTGCAGGGTCAGAAGATTGAGCATCAAAAAATACTGTATTTTGATATGTAGTTTGAATTTGAGAATCATTCAAATCTACTGCATAAAAGAAATCTACATGAGCATCTCCTAATCCAACCAATAAACTCCCACTATTTAAATTTATAGATATGCTATAAGTCCCTGCAGTAATTGCTGTAATAGTTCCATCAGATGCTAAAGAAAAATATGCACTAGATACTGCAGCTCCAAAGTCTACTTGTTTTCTTGTATTTGCTGCAACTAATTCTTGGTCAATTGCAGATGCAACACTTAAAACATTAAGCTCTTTATTATTAACCCATGCAACACCTGAACCTGTACTTGACAAAACTTGTCCTGCTGTGCCAACACTTCCTGCTCCATCTTGTACAGTACTTCCTAATGTTATAGCATCAAACGCAACTGAATGATTAAAATCACTTGTTCCGCTAGGCCCAAAAGTATTAATACCATTTAATGAAGAATTACCCGTAATTGATAAACTACCTATAAGAGAAATATTGTTTGAAGCCGTATTTCCTGCGGTTAAGACTTCAGATAATGTAGGTGCAACCGCAAGAGCAGCTATATCCTCAACCCTGAAGTTTTTAGTTTTATTGGAATCAATAGTGTTTGTTCCAATTACTAAATCTCCTGCGACAGGAGGTGATACAATTCCATACGAGCTAATCTTAGACATTATTATTCTGTTTTTTCTGTTCTTGTTATTTCACCTGACTGAACATTAACAATTGCATCCTCTCCATACTTCTCCATAAGAGACATCTCGTATTTGTTATACTCTACTTTTAAAGAGTCAACATCAGAAACAAGAGCTGACTGAGCAAGAGTCGTATCCCCAATCTTCATCTTTAATGTGTTAAATTCTGACACATAACCTTGAACTTTATTAAGTTCTTCTGTAGTAAGTTTCTCCATTGTAATAAATTTAATTTACACAAAGGTACAGTATTTTGTTTAGTTGTTTTTTGCAGAGCCTCCAAAAAAGAAATCAACGACTGTGTTGACTTTTGCGCTCATAGCTCCAAAGATAGTTGAAATAAAACTCACCTCAAACTCTCCTAGATTTATGTCATCGTTAACGAAGTGCTCAAACATTAAAAAACTAAGAGAAAAGTAGGCTATTGTAAATATTGAAGCTAAAATCTTTTGTATGCTACCATCACTTGAGTATAGAGAGCGAGCACTCTTCCTGTCCTCTACCTCTAATGCATATAGCTCCATAAGCTGTATATGTGCTTTAGATTTATCTTCAGGTGTTAAGTTTGACTTATCTATTAACTTACCTACAGCTCCCAATAGACCTATGTCAGGTAATAACTCTCCTGCTACGTTTAGAATCTCCGGTGCTTTCTCAGATAGCCATACACCAACCTTCGTGTCTTTAAACTTTTTTTTCTTTTTCCTCATGTATTATTAATACAACCAAATCGCATCGTTCTTATCAGGGTCGTTATCTACATGGATAAATGAACCCGCTATACCAATACGATTAAATCCAACATTAATTAAAGCCTTAACTATTAGTAATCTTTTACCTGAGGATGTACATGAGATGTCTGCAGCGCATCCCTTAATGTGAGATGAATTCTCAACCCCGCCAACTTTAGCATTGTGCTCAGGTGTTCTGTAGCCTGAGTTTATCTTAAATGAAGTCATAGCCTCCTCACGAGCGTAGTCCAATAACTCTAAAAATTTTATATCCATATTTTCTCCTGAGCCGGGAACGTCAGGCGAATCAAACTCGTCTAAGGTGAAGTAATTCATTTTTATAAGTATCTTGGGTTAGCGTATTTCTTTGTAGGGCTTCCTTTTTTTGATTTACTTAATTTATCTTTAAGATTATCAACCTTCTTTTGTATCCTTTTTCTTTTCTGTAAAGTACCTGCTGTTTTTGTAGTTCCTTTTGTTGAGAATTTATTTCCCTTTGAAGATTTAGAACAACTTGTGCTACCTCTTTTTTGAGCAGCACTACCGCAACCATCTACTTTAGTTCTACCTGTATTACCTTTTACTGCTGATGTATTGACAACACTAAATGTTGGTGTAACTGCTCTCCCTTTAGGTTTATTATTACCACTTGCTTTAGGAGTTAAACTTTTAATCTTATCCTCTTTCTTTTTGATTCTCCTTTTTATTCTATCTTCTTTTCCCATGGCTATTCTTTTATTTCTTTTTTTAGTTTTCCAAACTTATATATGGTAAATGATATGGCCAATACTAATGAAATCATTTGTAATAACTGATTACATTGGGTAAACGTAATTCCTAAAGCCCCTCCGTTCGCTGCTAACACTTCTACTGTATCCTTCAATTCTTTATTCATTTTAAGGGGTTTCAAATGGGGCCATTACCCATACATTGCTGCTAGAAATTGCGGAATCTGCGGCACTTAATTCAACTTCGCCACCCCTCGCAAAACTAAACCTCATATCTGTTGTTGCTGCTCCCGTATAATTACTACCATCGGGATTTAAAATCTGAATATCTGTTCTGTTTGACAATAGTGATGTCCATGCATAACGGTAATTAGTTGTTCCACTTCTACCTTCAATTGATAAGGAAAATGTATCGGGTGAAATTAATGTTCCATGAGATAATTTTAAAATTCCCGATGCATATGTGAACCCCGTAACTTGACCCGTTGTAGATGTAAATGCCGAACCATTCCAAGATATATAATCAACTATGTTATCTCTATAAATAATAACATTAGCAGAAGAAAGACCAACACTTGCCCCCAGCGAAATTCCATTTTGCGCATATGTTTCATCGGGTGTACAAGTAAAAGAAATAACCTTTCCAACCGTTGGGTAACTAACCTGCAATCTATTTGAAACCGTTGTTGCAGATGTTAAATTAAAAAATGTATGTGATGCATCATTTAACAATGACCAAGTACCCGCATTATTAACGCAAACACCACCATATAATTTAAGTTTTTTGTTTCCTGTGTTTAATGCGTTTATATAAGTTTGTATTTGGTCTATAGTAGCCTGCTTTGTGGTTGATGATTGAACTGCAGCCAATAATTCAGTACCTGTTAAAGCAGATGCTGCTGTTAATTGTGATATTTTTTTGTTTGCCATTTTTTTATTCAAGTATTATGTTATCTCCTAATGCTTCGGTAACTAAATTATCGTTTGCTTCTGTAAGTATATTATTTGAAATAACAACCCCTCCACTTAAATTTTGCACAGCACCACCTACTAATATAGCGTTTCCTATTATAATTGACATTTCTAAAAAAGAGCTAGTATGTCAGAAACATCTGCAGTTCCTGTATTGTAAACCCTTACCACCTGAACAGGTAGGAATGAACCCGCAATTGGATTAGTAAACGTAATGTCATCACCGCCCATAGTCCTAACCTTTAATGTGGGTGTTGTTGCTGTAGTTCCTATATAAAGAACAGCAGGCTCTGTTGATGGTGATAGCACCTCATATGTTGCACTACCCGCAAGAACTATATTATCTTCAAGAAGCAATTGTGTTTCGCTAACTACCTTAACTACAACGCTACAGTTAGGTGTGGCTGCTGTGTTTGCAACTATATCTCCTTGAGATACTCCTTTAGTGACGAATGTAGCGGCAGAGTCATTAAGTAATTTTGCAGCACCGCCTGATGTTGAGGTTATAGTGCCTGACGTTATAACATTGTTTAAGTTAACAAAGTCATGAGTGTCACTCAATAACTTGTCCATTGAAGTGGCTCGCCCTACTTGTAGTTTTTGATATCCCATTTTTTAATCTATATTATAAGGAAATGCTCTGTTAAGGGCATCCTTTCGTTTTCCACAAGCACAATCAGTACCTGATGCTTTAGCTGCTCTTTCAACTATTTTTTTAATTCCCGTTGCCTTAGTAAATTTTTCTATTGAATCTCCAAGACCTTTAGATTTATTTTCCATGTAGCAAAGTTACGAATTATTTTTTCTTGTCCGGAATGATAGAATTGATTAACGTATCTATCCATCCAAACACTTGATTGTCCTTTTCTGTTGGCGTTAAGTTAACTATAACCTTAACTAATGCTAAGATTGCAACTGTAAGTGCTACCCAATTCTCTGTAATAAATTGTATCATGGTTTTTGTTTTTTATAACTCATTAAAAGGCTTCTTACCTTTCTTGTATTTTTCTTTAAAAGTAGAGACTTCTTTTATCACCTTACCGTTCTTTCTTCTAATACGCTTATAAGACTTAAGGCTACCGTCTTTATATCTCTTTGTTACCTCCTTATCAGTAAATTTTTCCCTTGGTGTGCTTTTAGTTTTGTAGGTAATATCTTTTTCCAAAGTTTTAGAAACTTTTCTTTTAGGTCTAGATACATCAACAACTTTTTTTTTGCCAAGCTCAGTTGAACCTGAAGCTACCTTGTCAATCTTTCTATATCCCTTTCTTTTAGGTTTCATTAGTATTTTCCTCTTTTACTTTTAGGAGAAGACTTCGTGCTCCCTCCTTTACCGGCCCATAACTTTTTACAAGACCAATACCTTGCGGTTAGCTTGTCTTTAGCTGTACCACACTTATGCCTAGCTTTGAATGACTTACGTGCAGCAGCAGAGTAGTTGTGTCCATAGCCTGTAGCACCAAAGTGAATTAACTTCTCTTTGCCACCGGCACAAGCCTTTACCATTCTTTTCTTACCTGCTCTGTCGCTTTTTTTTACGACATTGCATTTCATCTTATTCTTCTCAGCCATTTAATACTTTTACTTTAGTCTATAATTATAAGACCCTGTTTTAGTATCCTGAGATAGCTTGTACTGTGGAGCACGAGGGTCAGAAGTTCCATTCGTGTATCCTGCAGCCCGTAACTTAGTGTTAAGGTTTCTACGAGCTATAGCCCTATCTTTTCCTGTTACATACGGAGGGTCAGTTTTGTCAAACGTAGAAGGTGCTAATGGTTTTGATAAATTTCTTTTAGCCATTACTTTTTTTTAGTATGAGTATATCCTT